ATCGTAAAACGAAACAGATTCAAAGAAATTATGGGTATCATTATAGCTTGTAATGATATTGTGTTCGATAAGATTTATGTATTTCAAAATGAAAATGATTACAGTCAATTAATATGTACTTATAATGTAGAGTATGATGAAGATTTTATGCAAGGTATACCAGATACCATTTCATTACACAGAAAGAAAGACACGAATACATTATATACAATCAATGCACTTAACGATTTAATTCGTGAATTAAACGATGGTAAACTAGATAAAACATATCCAATAGAATGGAAGAACTATAGAAACTCATTATTACTAACAGGTGAAGATGGGTTAAATAAAATACCTACTAGAATTTATACAATAGTAAACGTAAATACTTGGGAAGATAGCAAAAAATAATTGTATTTTCAAAAGTTTTACTATACTTATATAAACAACGGTTACGAAAGTAACTAACAAATAACAACTAACTAATTAAACAAATGGAGAATATAAAATGGATTTAAATGCAATCAAAAGTCGCCTTAATCAATTACAAACCACAAATAATAGAACATCAAATCTTTGGAAACCTTCACCAGGTAATCAAATCGTTAGAGTTGTTCCTTATAAATTTAATAAGGACAATCCTTTTATCGAATTGTATTTTCACTATGACTTGGGTGGAAAGAATTATCTTTCACCAACATCATTTGGTAGACCAGACCCGATTGAAGAGTTCGCTCAGAAATTAAAAGGAACTGGTTCAAAAGATGACTATCGTCTAGGTAGAAAAGTTGAAGCAAAGATGAGGACATATGCTCCTGTTATTGTACGTGGTGAGGAATCACAAGGTGTTAAGTTTTGGGGATTTGGAAAAACAGTTTATCAAGAACTACTTTCTATAATCGCAGATCCAGATTATGGTGATATCACAGATGCAGTAAGTGGTCGTGATGTTGCTGTAGAGTTCAAAACAGCCGAGGAAACTGGTGCACAGTATCCATCGACTTCAATCAGAGTCAAACCTAATCAGACTCCTATTACAGAAGATGCATCTTTACTTGAGACGTTAACAGAGAATCAAAAGAATATTACTGATATATATCAAGAACAATCTTATGATGACCTAACTCAAGCGTTGAACGACTATCTAAATGGTGGTTCTACTACTGAAGAAGAATCTAAAGAAGAAAAGAAAGTAGATACTCCAAGTACTACTTACAGTTCTAAAGAAACTTCAGATGCATTTGACGACTTATTTAATAACTAAATAAACCATAATAGTGGGTGTTGAAGCCAACACTAATAAAACCGAGTGTGTGTAAAAGCCGGACATACCCACTTTTATATAGGAGAACTATATGTCAACTAGAGATGACTTAGCTGGTGTCTTAGCCGACACCATTAATAAACAATTCAAGGACATGAAAGTAGCATATTTCCTTGATGGTTCAGACACAACACCTACTGATATCAAAGACTTTATTTCTACTGGTTCAACCATGTTGGACTTGGCAATATCAAACCGACCTGATGGTGGGATTGCTGTTGGTAGAATAACAGAATTGAATGGTTTAGAGAGTAGTGGTAAATCCTTAATCGGAGCTCACGTACTTGCTGAAACACAGAAAAAAGGTGGTGTTGCTGTTTATATAGATACAGAAACTGCAGTTAGTACTGATTTCCTTGAGGCTATCGGAGTCGATGTTGAGAGTATGTTATATCTACACTTAGAAACAGTAGAAGATATATTTTCAGCTATCGAAGAGATAGTCGCTAAGGTTCGTGAATCAGACAAGGATAGGTTAGTAACTATCCTAGTAGATTCATTAGCTGCCGCTACAACAAAAGTAGAATTAGAAGCAGAGTTCGACAAAGATGGTTGGGCTACTTCTAAGGCTATTATACTTTCTAAAGCTATGAGAAAAATCACTCAAATGATTGGAAAACACAATGTAGCATTGGTATTCACTAATCAATTAAGACAAAAACTCGGTGTTATGTTTGGAGACCCTTGGACAACAAGTGGTGGAAAAGCATTACCATTCCACGCTTCAACTCGTATCAGACTAAAGAATGTTGGTCAGATAAAAGATACTAAGAAAAACACTATCGGTATGAAGATGAGAGCACAAGTCATAAAGAACAGACTTGGGCCACCCATGAGACATGCTGACTTTGAACTTTACTTCGAGAGTGGTATTGATAACGAAGGTAGTTGGTTACACGTTATGAAAGAACACAAACTTGTAAAACAAGGTGGTGCTTGGTACACTATGGACGACCACAATGGTAAAGAGATTAAGTTTCAATCTAAGGATTGGGCTGAATATCTAGAGGATGACGAATTTAAATCATACTGTTATGATATGATTTGTAAAAAAGTTATTCTTAAATACGAAAAGAACTTTGGTATTGATGACGTTGTAGTTGAAGAGGAAGTTAGTGAGTAATAAAAAATACTTATCCATATTCGAAGAGATAAAGAAAAAGGGTGGTTCATTAGATGATGGAAACCCTAACGACAAAGTACTAATAATAGATGGTCTAAACACGTTTATTCGAGTGTTTAGTGTTATACCAACTACTAATGAGGATGGTATTCACATTGGTGGAATAGTTGGTTTTCTAAGAAGTATTGCTTATGTCGTGAACATGATTAGACCTACTCGTGTCATCATAGCATTTGATGGCAAGGGTGGTTCTAATCGCCGTCGCAAGATATATCCTGAGTATAAACAAAACAGAAAAACAAAGTATCGTGTAAATCGTTCTAATAGTTTTGCATCACAAGACGATGAGAGAATGAATATGATTATGCAGATACAAAGAGTAGTTGAGTACTTAGATGCTTTACCACTTACTGTTTTGTCTTATGATAACATTGAAGCAGATGATACCATAGGATATATCTGTAGACAAGTTCTTACTGATTCTCAAATTACTATTATGTCCACAGATAAAGACTTCTTACAACTAGCTAATGGTAGAATAAAGATTTGGAGCCCAACCAAAAAGAAAATGTATGATGAGAATACTGTACTAGAAGAATATGGTATTTCATCTCACAATTTAATTTGGTACAGAGTTTTAGATGGAGACAAATCAGATAACATTAGTGGTGTTCGTGGTCTTGGACTAAAAACAATTCAAAAGAAACTACCATTTCTTAGTGAAAATCGTATAGTAAAAATGGATGAAGTCGTAAACGAATTACCAGAACATAAGGACACTATAAACTTAAATTATAAATTAATGCAATTGTCTGATGTAGATATCTCAGCTTCTACAAAAACTAAAATAGTAGACAGAGTAAACGCACCAATCAATAGGTTGATTAAGTTTAAGTTTGAGAAGATGTTTTTAGAAGATAAGTTGTATACAGCGTTACCTAATTTAACAAGTTGGTTAATGACTAACTTTAATCAATTAAATCGTTATGCAGAAAAATCACATAAAAAATGAGTGTAAATTACGAAGTATTAAATAAGTTTTTAGATGTAGATTCTCTTGAGTTAGAATATCACAGAGTCACCAATGATTTAGAATCTGTTGATATTGAAGAGGGAGTTGAAATAATATTTAATTATTGGCGTGAACGTGGATTCCCACATTATAAAGTACGTGATGATGAAAGATTATCACATATGAAAAAGTTGAAAAAGTTTGATACTGATACAATCTTTATTGACAATCAAATAATACAGACAATGCATTGTTTAAGATTGGCTTGGACATATTTTCCACATTGGGTTGAGATACATTGTGGTAATGCAAAATATTCTCCTATAGAAACTTTTTTAAATGATGATAAATTTAAATTGGTTATAAGAAAATGTTGGAACTGGTGTTTAAAACACGTTGAGGGTGAAAAAAGTAAATTTCACGAAAATAGATTAAGACAATCTCTAAAGATATATACAGGTACTCAAGCAGTAAGTAACTTTAGACCAACAGCAGCAAAGTTAATTTATGAAAAATTTGGTGGTGAGGTAGTTTGGGATATGTCTTGTGGTTGGGGTGGACGATTAATGGGATTCTTAACAGCTAAAAACACCAAACATTACATTGGTACAGAACCATCTAGTAGAACTTATGATGGGCTTCTAAAGATGCGAAAAGATTTTTCGTATTTTGGAAAACAGATTGATATTTATAAACTCGGTAGTGAAGAATACAAACCAAAAAAAGAATCACTCGATTTATGTTTTACTTCACCACCGTATTTTGATACTGAAAAATATTCAGACGAAGATACACAAAGTTATAAAAAGTTTCCAACTGAAGATAGTTGGGTAAATGGGTTTTTAAAGAAGACAATTGAAAATTGTTATTACGGATTGAAAAAAGATAGTTATATGTTAATCAACATTGCTAATACACCAAAGTATAAATTTATTGAAGATGAAACAATACGAATTTCAAAAGAGTTGGGATTTACCCAAGAAGATACATTACAGTTAACCTTATCAAGTGTTATGGGTGCAGGACATAAATATGAACCTATTTTTGTTTTTAGAAAGGAGAGTAAATGAGTGAAACTTTAACACAATTTGGAACATCGTTTCAATCAAAAATTATTGCTTCACTAATGAGTGATATAAAATTTATTCAAACTATTAGTGATATATTAGAACCAGATATGTTTGATTCAGATTCAAACAAATGGTTAGTTAAGACTATCAGAGATTACTTTTATGAATACAAGAAACAACCTACATTAGAAGTTGTAAAGTATAAGGTAGATGAGATAGATAATGATGTACTTAAATCTGGTGTAGTAGATAAGTTACGAGATGTTTGGAAGAATATAGAAGCTACAGACTTGGAGTTTGTTCAATCAGAAACATTGGACTTCTGTAAGAATCAAACATTGAAAAATGCTATATTAGAATCTGTTGATATGTTGGAAAATAAAAACTATGATGGTATAAAATCAATCATAGACAATGCTATGAAGGCTGGTTCAGAAAGAGATTTAGGTCATGATTACATTCCATCGTTAGAGGTAAGATTGTCAGAATCAGCTAGGATAACTGTTAAGACTCCGTGGGATGTTATCAATGATATAACAGATGGTGGTCTTGGTGCTGGTGAACTTGGTGTTGTGGTTGCTCCAGCTGGTATTGGTAAGTC